TTATAACGATTTAGTTAACTTACCAACAATTCCAACAGATATACAACAACTAACCGATGTTAATAATCTATTAGGCAATGGAGTATCTGGATTTGATGGAAGTTTTGGATCATTAACTGGTATACCAAGTACTACAGCCGGATACAATATTACAGATGCGTTTAGCGGTGATTATAACGATTTAACAAATAAGCCAGTAATACCTACAATACCTACAACTAATAGTTCTTTTACCAATGATTCGGGTTATATTACGAGTGCAGATTTAAATAACCTTAGCATAGATTTATTACAAGATGTAGATACAACGACACCTCCAACAAATGGCCAGGTACTCGTATGGAATAGTACAACAAATGTTTGGGAACCTGGTACTGTAGCAACAAGCAATGCTCCTGAGAACTTAGATGATTTGAATGATGTGACCTATGGTGTTGTTACATTAGATAGTAGTAATGGTGGTGGACTATTTTTAGGTTGGAGTCAGGTTGATAATGCTTGGCGTCCATTGGATGTAACAGTTGACTGGAATTTAGTTACTAATAAACCTTCGGTGCTTACAAGCGAAACAGTAACTACACTTAGTCTTGCAGCCAATACATTAAGTTATGTTGATGAAAATGGCGTCCAAACAGATTTAGATTTATCATTATATTTAGATGATACAAATGCCGCTAGAATTACACAGGGCGTATATGACAATAGTACTGGACTAGCAACATTTACTAGAGATGATACAACAACATTTACGGTAGACTTTAATAGTTTACTTGCTGGTGCTGGTATTAGTTTAACTGATATAAGTGTAGGTGCTGAAGATCCTGCCTCAGGCGACGGCGGTATTAGTTATGACAATACAACAGGCGTGTTTACATATACACCACCAGATTTGTCTGGTTACCAGCCAACTAGTAATGTAACTGCCGATATAGACGGTCACTTAAACACAAGCACAGCAGGTGCCAACGAAGTGTTAAGTTGGGACGGCGCAGATTATGCCTGGGTAAGTAACGCAGGAGGTGGCGGAACAGACGCTACTACATTTGATGGTCAAGCACCTAGTTACTATTTAGATTACACAAACTTTACTAACACTCCTACTATTCCAACTGATTATGGAGATCATAGCACACAAGGATATTTGACAAGTTACACTGAAACAGATACCCTACAAAGTGTTATAGACAGAGGAAACACTAGCACAACAACAGCAGTTATTCCTTTCCTTTACGCAGATCAGACTGCTTTTCCAAATGCCAGTACATATCATGGAGCAATAGCACACAGTCATAGTGATGGTGCCATGTATTTTGCTCATGGTGGAGTATGGAATAAACTAGCAAACGACAGTCAGTTAAGTGCCTATTTAACAAGTTATACTGTAACGGAATCAGATGTCACGGCACATGAAGCGGCACTTACAATTACAGAATCACAGATAAGTGATCTAGGAAGTTACAGTACATTTGATGGAGCATTTGGTAGTTTAACTGGTACACCTACTACAATAGCAGGTTATGGTATTACTGATGCTTTTGATGGCGACTATAATAATTTAACCAATCAGCCAACTATTCCAAGTGCTCTAAGTAATATTGCTGATGCGGGTTATGGTGTAGACATTACAGGTAAGGCCGCACTAACAGATGGAATAGATATTGATATTGGTGGCTCGATCAATGCTCAAGCCTGTACACTTGATTTTACAACCTGTACTGTTAATTTTAGTGGCAGTAATATTAATTTTGGTAGTACAGTTAGAGATGAAATAGATACACATTTAAATCAAAGTGGTCCTACTGATGGTTATGTACTAAGTTGGGATAGTTCAGCAAATGGTGGTAATGGAGATTATACCTGGGTGGCACAGTCAAGTGGAGGTGGTGTTGCTCTTACTGACTTGAGTGTTACTACAGCCGCAAATGGAGTAGCAAGTCTAAGTTATGATAATACTAGTGGTGTGTTTACATTTACTCCACCAGATTTAAGTGGATACTTGGTGTCAGGCGGTACTATTAACGTTAGTACTATAGAGCCAACCGCTACTACATCAGGCGATGGCGATGACTTGACAATCACAGGTGGTGACGCAACTGACGATATGGTTGGCGACATCGAAGCACCAGCAGGTGACATGGACAACGGCGACGACTCTGAAAAAGGTGAAGAAGAAATCGAAGACAGAGTAGTTGACCTAGAAGATGCTATTGATGACCTTAAAGCAGAATTTGAAAAAATGATGGGCGATAAGGAAGATGGCGACGACGCAGAAGACAATGGCGACGACGCTGAAGACAACGGCGACAAAGAAGATGAAGCAGTTGTAGATCAATCAGCAGAGGGAGAAACTGTAGAAGTTGCTCCTGAACTTGGTGAACAACCAGCAGTAGAAACGGCAGAGCCAAAAACAGCAAGTGAAGAAATTAGAGAATATGTGAACAAAGTAGCGGTAACGCATACAGATGGTTCAGATTCAACTAAATCACCAGTTGCTGGCAAAAATGATATGGGCGGAACTGCTTCTAACATTGCTAAAGGCGGTGAGGAAAAAGGTGGTAAAGCACCTGCTCCTAAAGAAGAGAACGCAGGTAACATTAATGTACCAGGCGCTAAAGTGAAACAATCTGCGGCACCAAAGGCCAAGACAAACACAGAAGATGATTCTTCTGCGAAGTCAACAATTGGCAGTTAATAAGGTAATATAAGGAAAACGGATGTTATCATTACGTGAGACGCTTACTTTCGACCAAGCAGGCATAGTCGTTGAGACTAAGGACGAACACAACGGTAAATCCCTTTACATGAAGGGAATCTGCATTCAGGGAGGTGTTAAAAACGCCAACCAAAGAGTGTATCCTGTTAACGAAATCCAAAGGGCTGTCAGCACACTTAACGATCAAGTCACTGGTGGATACAGTGTTCTCGGCGAAGTTGATCATCCAGAAGGCCTTAATATTAACCTAGACCGTGTCAGCCACATGGTAAATGAAATGTGGATGGACGGACCGAACGGATACGGAAAATTAAAAGTATTACCAACCCCGATGGGACAACTGGTTAAAACAATGCTGGAAAGCGGAGTTAAACTTGGTGTTTCATCTAGGGGTTCGGGTAATGTAAAAGAAGACGGATCCGGTGAAGTATCAGATTTTGAAATCATCACAGTAGACATCGTAGCACAACCATCGGCGCCAGGAGCATATCCTGAACCAATCTACGAACATCTAATGAATGCAAAAGGTGGTTTGAAAGCATTAAACACAGCAAGGGACACAAAGGCACAAAAATATCTAAAAGAACAACTAATAAACATAATTGGAAAACTCCAATCTAAATAGGAGAAAATAAATGTTAGAAGCACTGAAATCACTTTTTGAAAACAACGCAATTTCGGAAGAGATCAGAGCAGAAATCGAACAAGCATGGAACCAGAAGGTTGAAGAAAACAAACTTTCTGCCACTGCTGAACTTCGTTCAGAGTTTGCTGAGAAGTATGAACACGACAAAGCAACTTTAACAGACGCTGTTGACAAAATGGTATCTGAAAGAATCGAAGCAGAAATGGCAGAGTTCGCAGAAGACAAGAAGCAATTAGCAGAAGAAAAAGTTAAGTATGCTACTCAAATCCGTGAACACTCAGATAAACTGAAAGCGTTTGTTTTTGAACAACTTAAAGGTGAAGTTGCTGAATTACACGCAGACCAAAAAGTTATGGCAGAAAACTTCCAGAAACTTGAGGACTTCGTGGTAGAGGCTCTGTCTAAAGAAATCGCAGAATTTCAAAAAGACAAACAAGACGTTGCTGAGACAAAAGTACGTCTTATCAGAGAAGCGAAAGCACATTTTGAAAAAGTTAGAAATAACTTTGTGAAAAAAGGTGCTAGTAAAGTGTCAGAAGTAGTGGGCAAAACTCTACAAAAAGAGATTAGTTCATTAAAAGATGACATTGAAGCGGCTCGCAAAAATGACTTTGGTCGCAGACTGTTTGAATCTTACGCTCAAGAGTACACACAATCATTCTTGAACGAAAAAGGTGAAACAGCCAAACTTCTAAAAGTAGTGGACATGGCGAAACTACAGGCAGAAGAAGCGAAGAAGACAGCCGAAGAGAACAAAAAACAGATTGAAGCAAAAGAAAAAGAAATTGTTACAATCAAAGAAGCGGCTGAGAGAGAAAAAGTTATCAATGAGTTACTATCACCATTGAACACTGAACAAAAAGAAATAATGAACAACTTACTGGAGAGTGTGCAGACGGGTGCTTTACGAAAGCAATTCGAAAAATACATTCCGTCCGTACTAAACGGTAGGACTCCAGCGAAAAAACAGGCTATAAATGAAGGCACAGAAGTAACAGGCGACAAACAAACAAACATTGTAAACGGCAGTCAGTTCAACAGTAATATAGTTGACATCAGAAGACTGGCGGGTATATAAAAAGGAGAAAAAAACAATGTCAGAACTAACAGAAACTCGCTGGCAGGACACAAAGAGTGCGTTATTAGAAGGCTTAACTGGAAATAAAAAAGCAGTTATGGCGGCTACTTTAGAAAATACGAAAGCGTATTTGGCTGAGGCGGCAACAGCAGGTGCTACATCGGCTGGTAACGTTGCTACTTTAAACAGAGTGATCCTACCGGTGATCAGAAGGGTTATGCCTACTGTGATCGCTAACGAATTGGTTGGAGTTCAACCAATGACTGGCCCAGTTGGTCAAATCCACACATTAAGAGTAAGATACGCAGAGGCGCATGCCGCTGATGGTAACGCAAACGATGTTACTGCTGGCGACGAGGCGTTATCACCATTCAAAATCGCACAGGGTTATTCCGGTGCTGATAACCTAAAAGGAGATGCAACAGCATCTAAAGAAGGTACTGGTGGTAGAGCAATGTCAATCCAAATCTTGAAACAAACGGTTGAAGCAAAATCACGTAAGTTACAAGCAAGATGGACATTTGAATCTGCTCAAGATGCTCAAGCACAACAAGGTATTGATGTAGAGGCTGAAATCATGGCGGCATTAGCACAAGAAATTACTGCTGAAATCGACCAAGAGATCATCACTTCATTAAGAACTTTAGCAGGTGCTCAATCATCTGGAACATACAACCAAGCGGCAGTATCAGGTACGGCAACATTCGTAGGTGATGAACACGCGGC